CTTTTTGCAACGGTGATATAAAATTGGGGCACAAATCAACTGTGCATAACCCTTTATGTTCCGAAATTTCTTTAGTCCTTTCCTGTCGAATCTTACGTCTAGTACCAACATCCATCTCAGCGATTTCCTTAGTAGTGTAATTCTTTAGCTTGGCCTCCTTCTTCGGTTTGGCATTATTGGCTCGTTGAACTCTGTGTGGTTTCTCTGAAGCTGGCATTGCTGATGTACGTGATTTTTGAGGTGCTCGATTAGTAGAATGTTTCTTATCCTTACGCAGTCCTCTAAATTCATTGTTATATAGTTTCTCAACATCAGCATCAACTCCTTTAAGTTGATCAGATAGTTCAGCAATCGCCTGATCGGCTTGCTCTACATATCTATTGGATGCATAACCATCGGCATCCTGCAATTCCAACATTCTTGAAAATTTCCACTCACTTTTCTCATTACGTAGATTATCTCTTTGATCTAGTAACTTCTCCCACTGATCCTGGATACGTTGATCTTTATGTTTTTTCAGGTTATAACCTTTATTTCTCCATGTTTTCTTCGTTCCTTCCAGATCTTCTTCTTTTTCGGGCTCCATTACAACTACGGCCGGTTGTATAACAACTGCCTCTTTTTGTTTCTTTTCTAATTCCTCCTTTTCTTCTTTAACAGCAAAATACCGATAGAAATAATAAAAGAAAAGATAAACGACAGTTATTATCATAATTATTCCAATTAATATTGATCTATTTTCATAAATAAAACTACGTATGGCACTTATACCATCCATAGTTGAATAACTGTTCGCCTCGTCTTTAACATATTCCCTAACATCTTCGGTATTATATGCTAATATATTTTTATCATAGTCAACATCTTTACACTTAAAAACGGTTAAACCTTCAAGGGATTTATAGGTACGTAATGAATCTAGATAGTGGAAAATATGTCTCCACTCTGCTTCATCATCTTGCACATCATGATGTTGTGCGTACCAATCATCATATTCTGGTAAATTCAACCCTTCCTGATTTTG